GCTGGGACGAGCAGAAATACATCGGACACACCTACTACTGTTCCCTTGCCGATGCCCGCGAAAAGTTTGGCAACAAGGCGTTTGAGGGCCTGGAGCTTCAGGAATACTTTGACGACAAGGAACGCCAGTATGACCAGGAGCGTCCTGACGGCGATGACCTTTTCAAATACATTCGCCTCTTTGAAATCTACGACCTGCTGAATGGCAAGCTCTACTTCTGGTCGCCCCAGTGGAAGGGCGGCGAGGGCTGGCTCGAGGAGGGTCCCATCCCTTTCTTCAGTGCAAACGGCGAGCCCATCATCAACATCATCCCGATGTATTTCAACCGGATTCCTGACAAGCCCCTCGATGGCTACAGCGCGATGTCGCGGGTCTATGACCAGGTCTTCGAGACAAACGTTATCCGGTCCTTTCAGGCAAACGCCGTCAGGAAGGCAAGTCGCCAGTATCTGGTGAAGAAGGGGTCCCTCGATGAAGAGCAGATGGCGCAGATTACAAGTGGCATTGATGGTATCTTTATTGAAGTGGACGATGATAGTCTGGGCGGCATCATTGCTCCTGTCCCCCAGAACCCGATGCCTGGAGAAATGCAAGCTTACTACCAGATGGTTCAAGCAGATAAGGACAAGGGTTCTATGTTTGCTCCATTCACAAGGGGAGAAAGCACGCGAGCCTCGGCCACCGAAATTGTAGCCCTCGCAGCCTACACGTCTTCAGAAGTTGGTCGCATGGCAAGGGAGCGCGACAAGGCGATTGAATATGTCGCCCGCGTTTACTTGGGCATGATTGGCCTATACTTAGCTGAAGGCAACCCGGAAGGCGTTGTTGTCGATGGAGAGCTCATGTTTGTTCGGGCGCAGGACCTCAATGACGACTTCGTCATCTTTGCCCTCGACCAGGCTTCGACCCCCATCTCCGAATCTGTCAGGAAGCGCGAATTTGTCCAGTCGGTTCCCCTCCTCCAGAGCCTCGGTGTGCCGAACAAGGATCTCCTCGCTGAGCTTGTGCGGGCCCTGGGCCTGCCTGAGACCCTCCTCCAGACCGTCGCACCCGGTGGACAACCTGGTGCTGTCTCGGCAGGTGAGGGCCAGGGAATCCAGATCGCACCTGATGCCCGCGAGACGGCATCGGCTGGCAACCTGTCGCAGACGGCAGGCGGCGCTCAGGCAGCCCAGATCACCCAGTTCGTTCCAAAGGTGTAATCAGTGCCCATCTATAGTTTCAAGTGTGTATCTTGCGGGACATCGACTGACAAGATTATGAGCTGGGAGAAGCTGTCCCGGTCGGAAATTGTCTGCACCCGCTGCAACCTGGAGATGCGCCGGACAATCACGGCGCCTGCAAAGACGGCATCGGGCTGGGGCGACCAGGGCGTTGTCACCGGCATCTACAACAAGGGCCTCGGTTGCTATGTGACGTCTGACAGGCACGCCGAGCAAATCGCAAAGTCGCGTGGCCTTGTTCGCTTTCAGGACGTCTTCGAAGGCAATTCTTACGATCGAATGATCGACGAGAGCATTGATTCTCAGTGCAACATGCACCTCCAGCACAGTCGCGATGCTGCTGAAGTTCGTGATAGGATGTCTGCTGGTGCTGACATGGGTGAGGCTTTCGCAGAGGTGTTCTCTGTGGAGCGAATGAAAGCTGACGGCACACTAAAGGAGGACGTCAATGGCTAAAATGGAAGACATGTTCGCAGAGGAAGCCGCTGCCCCCAAGGGTGGCGAGAGCGCCATGAAGGCTGCTGAAGAGCTTGACATGGAGGAGGAGGCTGCCCTCACGGCCGCCACGCCCTCTGTCAATGTGAAAGCTGGCACGCTGAAAGCTCTGGTGAGCGCCCTCAACAAGGTGATGCCCATGTTCGAGGCACCGCCCCTGGAAGTCGAGGCTCGTGACCTGAAGGACGAGCCCCTGCCGACGGACGTGATGAAGGCCCTGCAAATGATCAACGCTGCCTACGGTGAATATGCCGGTGAGGATGCCGTCGACGTGATGCAGATGGAAGCCGACAAGGGCGCCCTCATCGAGATTGCAAAGCTCGGCAAGGTGTTTGCTGACAAAGGATTCGTGAAGTTCCTCAAATCCTCAGAGACCCGTGCAACTGAGGCAAAGGAAGAAGTTGCTGAAGGACCTGAAGAGGGTGAAGGCGATGGCGAAGAAGAGAAGATGATGATGCGCATGGGCATGGCCTAACAACTGGAGAAAATGATAATGTTTGACAATACTGAGACTGCCGCTGGCAACATCTCAGCTGATACGACCACCGAGGCCGCACCAGCTGACAACACATCTGGTGCGAGCTACAAGTTTGCTGATCGCATCAACCAGGCAATGGAGAAGGCGAAAGCCGGTGCTCCGCCAAAGACACCTGATAATATCTCCATAGAGGACCTGCAGGGTGCTCAGTTGCCCGAGGGTGAGCATAAGGGGATAGACTATAACCGGGTTCTCAAAGAGCTTCCAGAGGACGCTCAGAAGCTTCTGGCCAATATCAGATCCTCATTCACCAAGAAGACGCAGGAGATTGCTGAAGAGCGTCGACAGATGCAGGCCCAGATGGAAGCGCTTGCAAAGACGGGCTTCAGCGAGAAGCTGAAAGAGACGGCCGAGCGCCAGACCGAGCTTGACCCCTATGATCCAAAGTCATTCGAGCTGCGCATCCAAGAAGAAGTTGCACGACGGATGCGTGAAATGGTCCAACCTCTCGAAGAGCAGTATAAGCTTGACCAGATCAAGATGCGCTACGAGAAGTTCAAGGCCGAGAACCCCGACCTCATGGAGCCTGCCATCAAGACTGGCGTCAAGCAGCTCCTCGATGAGAACCCCGCGCTTGACTTGCCGACTGCCTACAAGCTCGTGAAGGCTGAGGCGCTCATCAAGCAGCAGAATGAGCAGGCTACTGAGCTTGCCCACCTACGCGATGCTGCCCGTCAGTTCGGCCTGAAAACCTCTAATGGCAGAAACACTGGCAACTTGAAGCCGCCTGCTGGTTTGAAATCACATGAACTTTACATGTGGTTCTCCAAACAAAAGCAAGCGCGGTAGTGTATAAATACTTTTGACGGCCCTCGAGCTGAGGATAACCGGCAAACACCAGACAGCCCCCAAACTGGGACAAGCTAAACACCACAAACAAACCAAGTGAAAGGAAACGAAAATGGCTATCTCCAATGATATCCTCAGCTCGACACTGAGGATCCTCCTCGATCAGGAAACCGACAACTTGTTCAAGGCTGTTCCCCTTCTCGACCAGATGAAGAAGCAGGGCGGCGTCGACTACTACGATGGTGGTCAGCGCGTCGATGTTCCCCTCATCCTGGCTGAGCACAGCACCATCACCCAGCTGGCGACCGGCTATGAGCCTGTCAACCTCGCGGTGCAGGATGCCCTCCGCAACGCTTCTTACAACTGGTGCGACTTCGTTGCTCCGATTGTCATCAACAAGAAGGAGGAGCTCTCCAACCGCGGTGACCGCGCGATTGTCTCGATCGCCGAAGCCCGTATGAAGTCCGTCATGGGCCTGCTGAAGCGTGAGCTTGAGAAGCAGCTCGTTCAGGGCTCTTCGACCATCCTCACCGACATGAACAGCCTGAACGGTGCGATCGCTAGCGGCTTCCTCGAGGACGCGACTTTCGGCACCCAGAACAACACTGTCGGCGGTATCGCGAAGTCGGCCTTCCCGGCTGACTACCAGAACCAGTTCCAGAACAGCGCGGGCGCTTTCGCGACCGGTGCGGCGACTGGTATCTCGGACCTCACCGACCTCTACATCCGGGCTCAGGTGCGGACCCCCGATGCGAGCGCTCCTAACCTGATCCTTGCCTCGCCGAACCTCTACAAGAACTACAAGAAGCTCCTGTTTGCGAACGAGCGCTTCATTGAAGAGAAGACCCTCGACGGTGGCAAGCTCGCCCTCGCCTTCAACGGCGCGATGATGTTCGTCGATCCCTTCCTGCCCACCACTGGCAAGAACGCGACCACCATCTCTGGCTACGCTCTCAACACCAAGCACATCAAGATGGTCATGGACAGCGATGCTGACTTCACGATGTCGGACTTCGAATTCATCAGCGGCTACGCTGCTCGTTCGGCGAACGTCTTCGTGCGCGCTCAGATCTACGTCAACCACCTTGCATCGCAGGGTGTCATCTCCAACGCTGAAACCTGATTCGCCACCACACATAAGGAGAAAACAAAATGGCTACTTCGACCCTTCTTCAATACCT